GGGTTGGTGTGTTCGTTTGAGTTTGCGTTGGAGTGTTTGTCTGTGTTTGTGTATTACTTGGTGTTGCTCCAATAGTAGCACTCGGTGTGCTCGTTTGTGTTTGAGTTATAGTTGGGGTGGGTGTGGGAGTTGCTAATGGTATTACAGTAGAAGTAGGACAAGTTCCAGAAGAACAATTATATCCTGACGCAATACTATAACTCACATTCGTAGAATTAAACACTTGAATAACTCCACCTGTATAATCCACACATCTATATCTTGTTCCTGTTGTTAAAAATATTTCACCAACTAATACACCGAAACAATTGTTATACTCAATACTTCCAGCAGGGCCTTCAGGATCGGTATTGTAAGCGGTAATCTCTAAACATACACAAGGTGCGGTAAATCCAGTCATACTTGGAGTGTTCGTTGGTGTTAAACTCGGTGTATTTGTTTGTGTTGCTGTATTACTTGGAGTTTGTGTCTGTGTAATAGTTGGTGTGGGGGTGGGAGTTAAAGGTACGACTCCACCAGGACATTCAAAACTATTACAATTACCTCCAAAGATTGTCGGTTCTTCCATTCCTGTATATGAGAATATTTGAGGGACACCCATAACAAATTGAACGCATCTATATCTCGTTCCATTAGTTGTAAATGCCTCATTTATTAAAGTTCCATAACAGTTATTATATTGTATTGACGGGAAGAACTCCTCTGTTGCTCCTGTAATTGTGAATGCCATACAATTATTACTTTCAGGACATACAGTCAAAGTTGGTGTTGTCGTAGGCGTGGTAGTAGGTGTGGTTGTGTTAGTTGGTGTTAAAGTGTTAGTTTGGCTTGGTGTATTAGTTGGTGTTGTTCCAATAGTAGAACTTGGCGTTTGCGTTGGGGTGGTAGTAGGTGTGGAAGTATTAGTAGGTGTAATTTCAGCACTTGGTTCTGGTGTAGGTGTTGCGGTAGGAGTTCTCGTTGGTGTGATTGGAATTACATTACAATTTATGAATGTTCCATACTCGTTTAATAAGAATAATTCACTCGCAATATATCCGTTGTATATTTGATTAAATGCCCCACCTACCATAATTTTTTTATCAGGAAAAGTTGCTAACGCTCTTTGACCTATTGGTGATAATCCACTTCCACTATTCCATCCAACAAATAATGTTCCATCAGGATTTAATTTGACTATTCTATTTTGAGTTATTCCATTATAAGTTGTGAAATAACCAGCAACAATATAGTTTCCATCAACATCAATAGCAACATCTGTAATTAAATTATTAAATCCTAAACTTGTGAAACTTGTATCTATTGTTCCACCCGAGTTTAACCTAACCATTCTATCAACAGGAGTTCCGTTATATGAACCAAAACTACCAACACAAACTATTTTTCCGTCAGGTTGTGTTATTGCGTGCCACACATCATTATTAAATCCAGTTCCTGAATTAAATGTATTGTCTATTGTTCCATTAGTATTTAACCTAACAATTCTATTCGCTGTTGTTGAACTATATGATACGAACCAACCAGTAACAATAACTTTATCGTCAGGTTGAACTAAAATAGATTGGACTAAAGAACTTGTCCCTGCTCCAACTGAAAAAGTATTATCAACAGAACCATTTGATTTAAGTTTGATAATATTATTACGAGCAACTCCACTATACGAGGTGAATTGTCCTCCAACAAAATAATCACCACTACTATTTTTATTTATAGATTGAATTGTGATAGCTGGGCCACCAAAACCTGTTCCTACTACAAATGTCGTGTCTAATGTTCCATTAGCATTCATTCTGGCAATATTATTTCTTGAAACCCCACTAACAGTTGTAAAAGCACCACCAATCATAATTTTTCCGTCTGTTTGTAGCAATATTTCTTCTACTTGTGGATTGACTGAAGCGGCTGATAATGATAAAGAACCATTTTGATTGATACTAAAAAAGTTTGATATTGGTGTCCCGTTATATTGAGTAGCACCAAACGCTCCAATATAAACAGTTGAACCAGAACTTACAAGTTTGGATACTGATGATGCTGTTAAACCTGTTCCTTGAAGACAAATTGTAGTTGGGCTTGGGGTAGGGCAAGGTGTTCCACTATTGGTATTAGTAGGTGTGTTTGACGCAGTATTACTTGGTGTTGGGGATATATTAAATCTTGTTATACTCATATTCTATTTCTTAACAAATTGCGGATACACTTATGGTTGGACTACCAGTAACTCCTAATGTCCCGTCTTTAATACAACCCGTAGTTATTGTTTGACCCACAGCTATAGAACCACCTGTAGATGTTTCACTATTACAAATAATACCAGACCAAAGAACCTCAAAGAATGAACCATTATAAATCTCCCAATCGGTGCAAGTTTCACTTGGAGGTGTTGGTGAAGGTGTGCTGGTTTGTGTTGGTGTGTTATTTATAGTTCCTGTTGGAGTGCTCGTCATGGTTGGTGTGGGATTGATAGTTCCCGTTGGAGTGCTTGTAGGTTGAGGAGTTTGTGTGGCGGTAGGTGTTAAACCAGGACATACTGTTCCTGTGGGTGTATTCGTCGGTGTGATGGACGGAGTTAAACTTATCGTGGGACTAACACTTGGAGTGGGTGTGGGAGTGTATCTAAATGCCATTACTTATAAATATCGTTTTTAACAAGATGTTCCATTACTGGTTATGGTAAATACCGCTAGATCAGCAAAAGGAAAACCAGGTAGAACACTTCCCAACTGAATACAAGTTGGAATATTAAGAGTGCCTAATGCTGAAGCAAATGCGTATTCTTGTGTTCCATTACATAAAGTGTATTTGATATAACCTGTTTCGGTTATGTTTAATTCTGTGTTTATTCTACAATCTACACTCGTAGGTGTAGGGCTTGGAGTAGAAGTTGTTGTTGGAGATATTCCTGGTGTTGTGCTTGGAGTTGGTGTAATCGTTGGTGATTGGTATGGTGTTTGGGTTGGTGTGGGGGTAGGTAAAGGCGTCCAACTTACACAAGGTGTAAATGAACTAACACAATAACTAAATCCTGTTGTTTGGAATGACGCATATAATCCACAAAGGGTAATAGCACTTGATGGATCTAAAGTCCAACTACCACTTACACCATTACAATACTTGAATTGGAATGTGTTTGATGTCCCACCTGTATTTGTAATAATCATAGAAACACAATCACCCGTATATGGAGTTGTGGTCTCATCAATTACTCGTAAGGTAAAGTTTGGTGTTGTAGCAGAACAACTATTATAAGTAGCATAATCCCAATAAATATAATAATCGAATGTCTGTGTTCTAAAAGTTTGAAAAAAGGGTATTTCATAAGTATATGCTTCGTTATATTCAGTTCTAATAACTTTATATTTGGGACAAGTAATAGTATTAGCACTAAAGTTTTGAGTGCAACCAGTTCCAGCAACCAAAGCTACATACTGACCCTCAAAAGCCCATATAGGATAAATAAGATCTGTGTTGGTGTGTATAACATCACAAGGATCTTCACAACTTATTAAGTCATAAAATAACACAGGAGTTGGTGTGTAATCTCTTGTAAGTTTTACCAACTCAACATTACACATACCAGGTGTTAGAAGTGATAGACCTGAAATCTTATTGATCCTGAACTTTGTGTTCTTAATCATTATGGTTTCGTTGTAGTAAAGACCAGCAACCTCCCAAGGCGTTAGATACATACTTACCTGATAAATCTTATTCTCATCATCAGTTAAATCATCAATATAATCTTTGTAGTATCTGTCGTATTGGTTCTCTAATGTTGGATAAATAAGTTCATCACTTGTGAATGTATTACTACTATCATAGATGGTATAGTGTGAGAAATCTTTAATCGCAGATGGATAAGTCGTATTACGATTATAGTTAGGAAATGTTCCCATCGCAGTTAGACCAATAACAGTAAAAGGAACATTCGTGCCAGCATACCTATAGAAAAACGGATTACTTTTTGTATTACCGGTTGAAATAGATACGGAGTGAAATGTTTGTCTTGGTATTGATCTAAATGGTCTATATTCAAAGGAAGATATACCATTATTATTTTGTTCTTTACTGATGAAATAACAAGGTAAAGCAACATTTGTTGTTCCTGATGCGTTGAGGTAATAGTCGGTATTCTGTCCTAATGTTTGTGTAAGATTTGTTGTTTGGTTCTTGTAATCAATATTTAGATCAAATTGGTTTTGACCGAATATCTTATTACTTCTTTTTTGAAACTCCGTATTGATGTAATCCTTGTCTTGTTTGTTAGCAGCAAAGATTGTTCCGTTGATAAGATTGGTTGTTGGATAAATGTTTTGTGTTCCATCATAATCAACCTTATCAGTCCAATCCAATAATTCACCCTTACCGATATAATCGACCATCGGTTCAATTATGAGTGTCTTTGTTTTGGTGGGGTGTTCCACAACAACAAGGTTAAATGTCTTATTGATGTTTTGTATGAAGTCCATTTGTTTTTGATCGCAAGACATTTCCTTATAGAGTTCAATAGTATAAGGTAAAACCACAGGACTTTTTTTAATTTCAAATGATCCCTCTACTACACTAAATGGTAATCCAGGTGTTTTTGTATAAGATAAAAAATATAAATCTGTTCCGTTAAAAAGTCCTCGTGTAGATGTTGTCCCTGTAAGTGTTGTTTGAACTGTTATACCAGATGCTCCAAAATTGACGGGATAATCAATAGTTGCTATAAGATTAGCTGTTAAGGGACTACCGTTGAAAACATATTTCCATAATTGAAGCTTACCACCAGTATAAACAAACGGAAATGTTCCAAAACTACTTAAAGATGTGGCTTTTATTTTTGCCTCAAAAGTATAAGGATCTCCGTTGCTCTGTGGTAGAGCAAACATATAGGTCAATTGGTTCGCTGTTAAAGTTGTAGCGGAATAATCAGCATAATCAAGAGGGTTGAAATCAAAGTTTTCTTTGACTATTTCTAATGTCTTGAACCAATTTGTATTACCAGTTGTTCCTGCTGTAAAGTTTTCTACGACCACCGGTAATGAGTTTGTCTCACCCGATGTATTTACCCATTTATATTCATAAGGGGCTGCTTGAGCCATAAATGGTTGTTCGGTATTAAACGATAGAGGTATGTAATATCTACCGAAGTAGTCAGTATCAAAAAAAGAACTCTCTATAAAATATCCTGCTTGATTGACTATAAGTTCATAAAGTGTTCTTGTCCTAATAGAAGGAATAAGATACGACGATATGACCGGAGATCCTGAAAAATCAAAAAACCCAGTCACCCCTGAAAAATCAAGGAGAGGGGTTGCGGCTGTATTTATGTCTCTTATATCACGGAATGTAGAACCAGTATAATCATAACCTCTTTGTCCTAAAATATATTGAACTTCACCTGTAGTAATGGGATTTGTTGATGAACTAGAATAATGTAATGATGGGTCTAAAAAAATCCTTGATGCTGTTGTATCATCATAAAGTGAATGATTTAATGAAGTCGTATCAACATTACATAAAGCAAGATCACCGATGTTTGCTACAAGGTCTCCCACAGCTGAATAGAAGGTTATAGAATAGACCTTTTCTATTTTGTTGATAGATACACTATTCAATCTTACATACCCGTTATAGAGTTCGTATCCATCGTACATAAGGTCTGCTTCAAACTTCTTCTTGGGGTTCCAGTCCGTAAATGTTTGGTTTAGATCGAAGAAGTAATTGAAGATGTAGTTATTATTCTTTGAACCAGGAACCTTAAACTCTTTGGTAAAAGCACTATTCTTTTTGGTGATGTCCTGTATCTCTGCGAATGATACCTCAATAGAAACATTTTCATTACCATAAAGTTCGATGAACTCTTGGTTGCCATTTACATAAGTTCGTATTTGTAATCCCATAAATTATCCTTGTGTTCTGTATCGTTTAACATCAGCGTATTTCAAACTGAATGTGTATTGGAATATCTTTTGATATTGTCTTTGGAACCTCTTTAATTCTTTGTTGTCTAACACGACAGGTAATAGGTATTGGTATTGTCTAATCTCACCTAAACAACTCTGGCAATCATTTATGCCGTGGTCTATACAAGGATTTACTGGTGCTGTTATTCCTTCTATGATATACACTTCAGGTGAGTTGAATATCTCCTCAACAATAACTGTATCTGCTTGAGTCATAAAATTAGACATACATTCAACTATGTAAGTAGCATTCTGATCGTAGATAGTTATACCTCTTTGAGATGAACCCCTTGAATAAAATGATTTGTCTAATGAACTCTCTTGTCTGTATTCTTTTCTATCTACTTGGAATGTCTTTGTAGATTTCTTACCGAATGTATAAGTGTCCCACATACCTCTACCATTCATAAATAATAAATGGATTGGTTGGTTGATACAATCAGGATCTTCCATATAGAACTCAAGTATCTCACTTGTTCTTGCAGAGAAGTTCATATTACTACCTGAAGTCAAATAGAAACATAATTTCTGTGAGTCCTGTGGTATTACATTTGTTCCTGATTGGGTAATGTTATACGGCATATAGAACACAGCGTTCTTCCATATATCATAGTTGTTTGTAAATCCTGTTGATACATTAGCAGTATATGCGGAATAAGTGTAGTTTTGACCTTGTAAATCAGCACCTCTTACCACCACCCTTGTAGTTTGGTTATTAAAATAGTCGTTTTCTCCATCCAAAAATGTTATAACAATAGGACAATCGGGGTGATGTTGTCTTCTTCTTACTTTGTCTGATACAAAACCATCTTGTGATATTGTTTGATATACTCTACCAGCAGCGTTTAAGAACTCACGAGGCCCACAAGTTGTATCCTCCCCTTGTTGATAAATGTGTCTAAACAAATCATAGTAATACCACGACTGATTATCTACTTGAAAGAAGTTAGGAGATTGTGTATAACCTGATCCTAATGTTGCTCCTGATAGAAATGGTGATGGGATAAGTTTGTTATCCACACCAGGAAATATATTGATAGGTGCTGGTTGATATTCTGCCAACAAGTCCATATCTATAACAATAGATGATGTTGAAGGATCTTCATATTCACAACCCACCTTTATTACATATTGTTCTGCGTGCCATAATACAGGTACAGTATCACTCAAGTTATTACCACCATATATGTTAAACGCATTTAATGTTCTTGTATTTGTGGCATCACTCATCGTAAGAATGGAGTTCTCCTGTGCTACATAGTTCAGGTACGGATATGTTGTTCCCGAAAATCTCGGGTTGGCTTTTAGGAATGTTCTAACAATTTCAATTAGTTCAATTATGGCTTTACCATAAGAGTTTGGACGAACCTTTAATCTGGCTGCTGGTTGAGGATTACCTGAAAAGTTTATACTATCAGGTCTAAAATATACATCGATTACAAACTTGAAGTTCTGTAAGGTATATCCTGTTGATGAAATCGTATAGATGTGTTCTCCATTACTTGGGGTAATTGTTAGAGGTGATTGATCTATGTTTATTATTACGCTCATATTATTCGTTTGGTTCTTTTAATATTTTGGTTAGGAAGGTTTGTAGGTCTATTCCAAGTTGAGCAGCAGGCCCATCAGGTTTCTTAAACTCTTTGATAAGAAGATCAAAACTATCATCGTAGAAGTTCGTAGGTTGAATACCATTTTCTTTAATTGATTTTGATATTGCTGCTGCTACTCCTTTGATGTTGAACTTCTTAAATCTACCTTTTGGGTCTCTGTTTAATCCTTTAGTCCTAATCCATTTTTCTATAATCTTATATTTAACATAAGTTCCAGGTTGTCTTCCATCATTTACATTCTTCCAATACTCTAACATTTCTACCTTCATTCTATTTGTTGCTGGGTCAAATGAAACATTTATGGAGTTGTATAGATTACCTGTTTTTTTCTTCATATCTCTAAAACCTGTTTTAGGTTTTTGACCGAAAAATCCTGGTGCGTATGGATATGGTTTTGCTAAATTGGTTTTAAGTGCTTCTTGAAACTTGGCAGCAAGTTCCTCCATAGCCGCATCAAAGTTTGGTTGTGGTATTTGTTGAAAAGAATAGAATTGATAATTACTCACTTACTCCGTCGCTATTATTGTCGCAAGGTGGAAACTCTGCGTATGGTGCTATACACCTGTTTATTGCGTCAGGTACTCTCAATCTAATCTTACCAGTCCAACCATTTACAAAGTCATCGTAAGCCTCACCAAATGGGGTCATATCAATAGGATAATCTAAATCCAAATTACAATAACACTCCATACCTGTCGCGTATTTAAGTTGAGCGATCACATCCTTCAAGATGTCTAATGTATCACTATAAGTGTCTAACTCATTTTCAAAGTTCTTAACATTCTCTATATCCATAATGAGTATGTTAAACTCATAGGTTGTTTCTTTACCATCTGTTCTTGCCATTTCAGGTACAACCCACATAGCGGGATAGAATGGGGCTTGATTGCTTTGGGTATTATCCTGTTTCAATCTCATCTCTGTTTGATAGATCAGTTGTTCCACATCACCGAATCCCCACGATTGTATTTGTTCGTGGTAATCTGCTAATTGTCTTAACAGATCCATTATCTTCTTAAAATTATAGTATCCTACTCCGTTTGCCATATTATCTGTTTTTCATTTGTTGTTGAGCTTTTTGAGCTTCTCTTCTTCTTATATCGTTGATGTCCTTACTATACGATAAATAGTTCAAGACGAACACTAACGGATATTTAGTAATCTCTTCAATCTTTGTAATATCTTCGTTCGCCAGCGAAACAAGAGTAGCAAACCAACCCCAGTGCTTATCAAAGGAACGAACTTCACGAGTATCCAAATCATCTTTCCCGTCAATTTCAATTTTTCCCAAAAAGAGGCCTGAAAATTGCCTGATAAGGTTTTCTCTAAATGAAAAAAAAAATTGGTTGCTCCCCTTACATATTTGACTGGTAGTTTCTTGAACTCCTCTGCTTTTAGTTGTAGTTCTTTTGAATTGTAAGGTTTGTAGTTTCCGTTCTCATCTAATTCACGATATAACATCGCCATTAGTAATGGCATTTCCTTTTTCTTTTCGTGGGGTTCTTTGGTTAGGTATGTGTCTATGTCTATGAACTCACCAAATGTTAAATTGGGTAAATCAAGAAAACGATACTTTTTTCCGTTGAACTCTAACTCGTTATGGAACTTATCCCCATCTTGATTAAGAAAAGTGGATATTTCTGTGGATAATTTAACCACCTCCATATAATCACTATTCTCAATTTCTTCTTCGGTAAGTCCTGTGATGAATGATAATA